CACCCATAACGAGAGGATTACACATAATTGTTATTTAGATAAAGAGGGATTGATTTGGAATGAAAGGAAGTCGGTGGAGTCGTCATCGGAGAACTCAGCACCGCACCACTTAAGCCATCGAATAGCTGTGGTGTTTTGGACGTGGACGTGGTTGACACATGGTAGTTTGTAGTGGTTAACAATAAAGGAAAGCCAAGCTTTACTAGCTTTAGCAAACTCAAAGCCCGCAACTTGAAGCAGCCTATCGGTCGATAACAACCAGATGTAGTTGGTGTTATCCTTGATAAGCTCACCGATCCCAAAGCAAGCTAAGGGAGCGTGGTCGTCTTTGGCGCATATGGTCCACGTGTGGTAGTCTTGCTTTAACCCTAAGTCTAGGGCTTGTGTTGGGGTGGACCCACTGGTTAACAAACATTCAAGCTTGTCGATGTGGCGCATGTTGATGCCTACCTCTTCACAGTCAGATTTACGGGCTGACCTAAGGTAGACGTTATTATATTCTAGTTGAACGGGTATGGACGTTGGCTTCGAATTCACAGGCTTGGAAGTTAGATGCAAATGCACTTGAGTTAACAATCTTAATAAGCGAATCCTTGGCTTGTGTAAAGATCGAGAATCGCAACTTACCGTCTTGTGAAAGAAGGGAGTCCGTCGAGGTGATGTTAATGACGTTAGGACTGTAGGTAAAGATACGCTTGTCCCGAGCTAGAGGTGTTACCTCAACTTGGAAATCCACAGCGTCCGTAAAGAACAAGGTGCCATTCCTAAGGATCATGCGGGCAAGACCTGAGGACACTGGTGGGTTACCTTGTTTGAACACTGGCTCACTGAAGGTGTATTCTAGGTTGTATCGAACACCACTGAAGCACGTCCGGTTGTAGGACTGAATACTTGCTTGGGTGCCGTTGACAAAGTTAACAGTTACCCGGTTACCGTGGCTGTCATACACCTCAATAACATCATCAGGACCGGGAGTGAACCCGAGGTCGATTAGGGTGTCGGCGGGTGTAGAGGTTGGGTTACCAACAAAGGTTTTCTTCTTGAGCATGTCGAGGTGGATCGTAAAGCCATCAAGGGTGTCTTCCTCAAGCCGTAGCTCTTCACACTTCATCTCAGTCAACAGGGTGTCGCCATCTTTGTCACCGACAACAAACAGGGAGCTATTGATGAACTCTAGGCTAAGGACATTGAAGGGCATCTTGAACTTGCTCCATGAGCTAACAACCTTTTCCCGTCCGTTAAAGAAATACTTGTAGACGTATATGGTGTCGCCTCCTGAGCTAAGAGCAATGAGGTCAGTGGATGTGGACCCTGATGTTACAAGGATGTTACCGTTGGTGATGTATCCTGGAACTTGTGTGGTAATGTCATCCGAGTCGTAAACGTCCGTGGTGGCATTGAGAGAATACTCTTGCATACCGAGGAAGTTACCACGCTTAAATGGGAAATAGACATAAGAGCCAACAGCAAGGGGATCTTCGGATGTGTTAACATCATAGTTGGTGACTGCCTCAAGAGTGATTGTTTCGTTGGTCAAGGGATCACCCTTAAGAACAAACTGTCCCCGGTCGGCAAATAACAACAGGTTCTCTTGGAAGGCTACGCTGCTTCGAAGGTTTGTTACGTTAGCGGTTGCAGATGTAACATCAATCGGAGCGGTATCCAACAGAGTCCTTACGGTGGTCCTAAAGAAGTTAAAGAGTTCTCCGGCTTCCGAAAGCACTACAGAGTCCTCATAGATGAATCCTAGGCGGTTCTTAAAGAAGACAAAGTTGTTGAGCTTCTTGCCGACAAAGGATGGAAATGGGTTGGTCTCGTCGTCACCTGACTTACGCTTGGCCCAGCCGGTTTTGTTAACTGTAAAGGTGTTCGGTCCGGTGTTAACAATCTGAAGAGGAAGGGTGTCGGGGTCGAGAGCGATGTCGAGGTCTGGTCCTACGTCTTCTACCCAGCCTCCTTCACCAAAGGATTGACCGTCGTTAGTCTCAAAGCGGAGATAGTAGTCGTCCTCGCTAGCGTCAGCAGAGCCACGCACGGCAACCCGGAAACCATCAGGTCCACGCACAGGGAGATCCGAAAGAGCATCGACTTCCTTGTGGACAAGCCCTAGGCCGGAACCAGCAAGACCATCGAATGCTTCAAGGAAGAAGTCTTGGCCGTCGTTGCGGTTGATGAGGACAGCGCCATCTTTGTTCTTTGAGGTGTAAGCGGCGGCTACAGGGAAAGGTCCAGTAGGATGTTCCGGTTGTTGTTCATCAATAACAGTATTATCATCGGCTTCGCCTCCATTTAGGACGGTAGTAAGTCTTTGGGCGATGTTAACTGTATCGGCTGCTTGGTCGTTGTGTGATGCCTTATGAGTGACAACAAATACTTCATCATACGCAGGGGACGCGTCAACCGTGGGGCTAAATGACTGTGTGCCTTTGTATGTTATAGTGCGACCGGAATGGAGGAGTTGAATATTAGTAACAACACCAGAGGAGGCTACGGTTATGTTAAACTCAGGACGAACGTCCCAATCCACACCTGTAGGAAACTCTAAGGTAGGCTCATCATCCTCTTCGTATCCGGTGCCACCACTGATTATTGATATTGATTCAATCTCGTAGTAGTAAGAGTCAAACTGGTTACCGATCTGGCTCTCTTTCCAGACTACATTGAAACGCGCACCGCCTCCGCTAAAGGTTCCTTTGTTACGGAACTTAAGACCATACTTCTTAGCGTAGTCTCCTTGTTTAACAAACACTAAGGCACGGGACGAATCAAGCGCCTCGGACTTCTCGGTTGTCTTAGCGACAGTAACATCAGTGTTAAGAAGGAACGTGCTGTCGCCTATGGTAAGAGCTTTGAGTTGTTCGTGGGACTTGTTAGCTGTTGCTAGTTTAAGATACTCACCACTGACTTGGTAACCACCAGTGGCTCCTTCAACAGATGCCTCGGCTCCGGTCTCTAGGTTAAACACCCTGATAACACCTGAGCCGTCGCCTGTGGTCCGATGCTCAATAGTAACAACATACCTTTCCGTCTCACTCCGGTTGATGAAGTGCAGGAAGTCACCCTCAAGAGCTACAGCCCCTAGGTTGTCTATGAGCCGTGCCGGGGGACGCTTAGTGAGTCCTTTGGTGACTGTGGAAAGACCGTTGATCTGCTCCTCACATTGACCAGCTAGTCGCACCGTTGGTGACTGTTGGCTGACCCCTTGGATGAGGTTGGGAACGGTAGTTGTTATGTTAGCCATCGTTTAAGCAAGGTCAGTGCGGCGATTGATGCCGATGCGTGTAGCAGTGTCGTAGTTGTCGAAGATGGTTCGATCAGAGTTGTTACCTTCAGCTTCTTCCATAGCTGCCTTGGCGCGAATCTCATCACGGTAAATAAGTGCCTCAATCTCACGGGAGCCAACAAGTCTGTTAGCAAACATCCGGGATGCCTTGAGGGCGATGTAACGTCGAGCCTGTTCTGGTAGCTCTTCGTATTCAAGTAAAAATGTTATGTTAACCTTAAGCTCGTCTACAGTGAATGTGTCAGTGTAGTTCTTACGGTCGAACAATGTGGTGCCTCGTTGGACTACATCGTAGGTGGTGTCAACTGTGTCCACTTGAAGGACGTTATCAGGTAACACAAACTTATTGGAGGCATTGGCTTCCAAGGTGTAGTCTTGGGCTGTGTTAAAGTGCCACCCATCTTGTTGGACCTCACGTGACACTTCGTCAATAACACCTTTAGCAAGTGCAGCAGATGGCGGCAAAGAAGTAGTGTTAGCGATAGAGTTTACAGGTGCTTCGGTAACGTAACCGAGCATGGTGTTAACAGCGTCAAGTTTGGTGGTAAGGGTAGCCATAGTAATTGGGAAAAGGAAAAGGCCGCACCCCCATCATTAAAGAAAGGAGTGCGACCGTTGGGGTTATTGGGGGGTATTAGTCAGCGTCTTTGATTTCAAAGGCAGCTTCGGGGCGAAGGACGCCGTGGCCCATAGCATACTTAGCTACGAACAGGCTTCCTTGTAGTTCGACCTTGTAGTCGCTTTCGGTAGCAAGGTCAAGGAGCTTGACAGTTCCAATCGCTGATGGGTGTCCACCAATGATCTGAGTCTTGTCCATGTCAGCGTTGTATCCAGTTCCACCGGAGCCGAACACGTCGTTACTTACAGCAGAACTTGCGTCTCCAGCCTCTTGTGAGCTACCTGCGATAGCTACGTCAACAAGGTGATTGCTCTTGTAGATGTTAATACCAGCAACCATTGGGATGCGACCAGTAGCAACATCACCACGGCCACCGAAGTCACGGTTGATAACGTCTTCACCAGAAGCAATCAAGGTGTAGTAATCGGCGGGCTTAAGGATAGCGAAACGCTTTCCGTCGTTCGGGATGTCGTTCTCGTCAAGCTTCTGAGCAGCCTCAAAGAGCTTGGATTGAATCACAGTTCCATTGAAGTCACCCGGCTCACCACCGTCGATTGTGATACCAGCTTTACCACCAGTAATAGTAGAAGCAGTCCGGGCCGCAGCCGTAAGAGTCTTCATGGTTGCAAGATCGAAACGCTTCGCAAGAGCTTTACCCAATTCCTGAGCATAGATCGAACGAATGTCGTAGTGATTCTTAAGCTCATCGATGTTTGCAATGAACGTAGACGCAAGCAGGACATCATCAATGCTGATAACTTTCTCAGCGTGTTTAATAGCACTGAGGTAACTGTTACCGGCGTCAGCGATATTCTGACCTGGGGTGTGGTAGTTAGCGGTAGCAATGCCAGTTACAGGGAACTGAGCAGACTTACCGTTAGCAATAGTCCGAATCGTGTGAAGTCCTTTCATCACGTTGAACTCTTCAAAGGTGGTCAGGATTTCTCCTGAGAACACCTTAAGGAACAAAGCATCAACTGCTCCACTCGCATTAACTTGTCCCAATCGGGACGCGGATGTATCTCCGTTAGCCATAATATTTGGTTTTCTTTAGTTGTTGTTAAGGTTGTCCTCATTCGGATGTGTCCGTAACCGGGTTCGGAGTTATTGATTGTCCACCGCAGTGGGTCTCATCGTCGGCCTCGGGGGAGTCTATCTTTATGATGACGTTTGGTTTAAACACCACCAAGCTACTTATGCAGCTTGTAATAATGGTGAAAGTTGTTGTGTTATTCTCACAGCCGTGCCATGAGGTAACAGTAAGGTAGTTATCGCCTATGTCCGTAAGTGAACCATAGACTGAGCATTCAAGGGGACCATCAGTTGCATCTTGCACGTGGTCGAGGAAATCTATTTGAATAACATCTCCTAACAGGAGGTTCTCGTTTATTTTCCTCAAGTCCCCTTTCCTTTCTTCTTGGACATGATCTTCAACCCCTTCCGCTTGGCGGCTTTCTTAGCTGCTTTCTTACCTTTGGGGGTATACGGATACGACTTATCTCCTACTTTTGGCATAATGTGTTATTGTTAGTGTTGGGGTTGGGGTCAGCATTTCCACCTTCTAAGAGCTAAAGCTTTTCGGGTGGGTCTGCCTTTGGAATCTTTCATCGGGCCTTTGACGCCGGACATCCGCGCACAAAAAGACCGCTTCCTCGGGCCTCCCTCTGGTTGCGGTTTCTTTAATTTACTACCTGTCTTTCGGTTGTAATACTTGCGGCCCTTTTCTGTTAAGCCTCCTTTGTCTGACTTGTGTTCTTTGCGAAGGGACAATCCTTTTCGTTTAGCGGGCATAGTTCTCTAAGTCGTTTATGTAATGTAACATCTCCCCCACCGTCTGCTTCTGGTCCGCTGTCCACGTCTGCTCTTTGGCCTTCTCTAAAAAGTAAGGGAGCTTTGTCGGACGAAGAGTCGGAGTGCATCCACTCATCAATAACATCACGCATGTTGCTGTGACGCTCAACATATAGTTTCTCTTCATAGGCTTCCATAAGACCACGAAATGCCTCTGCTAACCGAGGAAACGATATTAGTAACTTGACTAGCAGAGACACAGACATGTGGTGCGTGTGTGTTTAAATGTTGTTATTTTTGTTTGGCACGACCAATGTTAAGTGCAAGGAAATCGACAACCTTGTAAAGCTTCTTGACCACCCCGTCATCGACAGGTGTAGGTGTAAGAGCGGCGATAGCGGAACAAGCAGCAATGACCATAGAGATGGCTGCAAGTAGTTCCTGTGTGTTGTCGAGGATGTAAGTAATAATAGCTGACATAATTAGAATGCGGTTGTGACAGAAAGCCTCTGTGAGACTTGCTCCCGGTATTTGTTATCGTAACTATAGCGTGGGTCTTGCATAGCAATCGTCATCTCCTTAGAGGAGCTAAAGGGCATGGCCCCGGATGTTCCCGAGGTGTCGCCTTGGACAAGAGAAACAGGTGTTCCACCGTCCGACTGAAAGCGAGCATAGAGACCACGGATCGCCATGGTTGCTGCATTAACATCCCCTGACTCGACAGTGTTGTTATACACCTCTTGTTCTTGGTCTGTTAAAGCTGTTGCTGCCCACTCGGACATAGCCTCGTAGTTCTCCGCGCCTCCGGCCTCCTTCATCAAGGTTTGTTGTTGTTGACTAGCCACGGCTTCGTAGCCATTAACATACATATCAACCATCTCCTTAGGGATGCCGTTAGCCTCAAGGGACTTATAGGTCTCCTCGGATAGCTCACCGGTCTCAAAGTATTCCTCGGATGCGCTGGTGACAGCAGTGTTGGTTACCTCTGGTTCGCTCGTGGCGTTGTCTTCGGTCTCGGATGGCTCGGCTTTGTTCTCGTGGAACTGCTTTTCGAGGTTGCTGTAAGCGTCTGCTAAAGCCTCCGGGTTATCAAACTTCTCCGGTAACCACTCAGGGCGGTCTTGTGGAGGAGCTTCAGCCGTTTCGGGCTGTTGTTGTTCGTTGGACTGTTGTGCAGATTCTTGCATCTCAGCCTGTTGTTCAAGAGAGATATTCTCCTGTTCTGTGGGTTCGCTAAATGTAACGCTTTCCATATTTATTCTTGTGGTT